CACTTATTCGTGGTGTCCCTGTCATAGGTTCACCTTATAGCCCTGCAAACCCTGTATCCAATAACATTAAAGACATAGAAAACTTAACATATTTTGACAGAACAGCATGGTTAAGCTCATTAGCTGCTAGTGAATGGCATAAAGATGAGATGGACAAGTGCTGGGATAGATTAAAAGGACAATTAGATGGCATTTACTAACTATACTAGCTTTGTTTCTACAGTAGAAAGCTACTTAGCACGCACAGACTTATCAAGCGTCATACCTGACTTTATTCAGATGGCACAGTTAAGAATGAGTCGTGACTTAAGAACAGAAGCTATGTTAAAAGTAGCTACAACTACTCCTACAGATAGCAAGGTAGCATTCCCTACTGACTTCTTAGAGTTAAGAGAGATGCACTTTCAGGGTAACCCACCTATTCTGCTAGAGTTTCAAACACCTGACTTGTTCTTCCGTAATGGTCAAACAACATTATCAGGTCGTTCACACTACTTTACAATGTTAGGTACAGAATTTCAGTTTGCACCTACTCAAGATACAGATTACACCATTCAAATTTTATACTATGCTCAACCTACATTTATCTCTAGCACAACTTCTAGTAACTTGTTCTTAGCATACTATCCAGACGCTTTACTTTACGCCACATTAGCAGAAGCAGAACCGTATCTTATGAATGACCCACGAGTTCAAACATGGTCAGCATTATATGATAGAGCAATTGCTAATATTAAAACAAGCGACTTAGGTCAAACATACGCATACACAACACTAAACGTAACACCACGATAAGGAAAATATTATGGCAGAAATGAGTAACTACTTAGAGAATGCACTTTTAAATGCAACTCTAAATGCAACTACATACACAGCACCAGCAACAGTTTATGTATCACTATGGACTTCAGACCCTACAGACACAGGTACTGGAGGTACAGAAGTTTCAGGTGGTTCATACGCTAGAACTGCTGTATCTTTTGCAACAGCTTCAGGTACATCAGGCAACGTATTAAATGATGCTGACGTAACTTTCCCTACTGCGACTGCTAGCTGGGGCGTTGTTGGATGGATAGGCATTAATGATGCTGCTACTGCAGGTAACTTACTTTACCATACAGCATTAGATACATCTAAAACAATTGACTCTGGTGATATTTTTAAGATATCAACAGGCAACCTTTCAGTTACATTAGCTTAAGGATAAACCATGGCGTTAGTCGTCAAGGATAGAGTCCAAGAGACTTCTACTACTACAGGCACAGGTACGTTAACGCTTGCTGGTGCAGTATCTGGCTTTCAATCATTCTCTGTTATCGGTAACGCTAATACTACTTACTACGCTATTGTAGGTGGTGCAGAATGGGAAGTAGGTCTAGGTACTTACACATCTTCAGGCACTACTTTATCTCGTGATACTATATTAGAGTCTAGCAATGGTGGCACAGCAGTAAACTTTAGTGCAGGTACAAAGAATGTATTTGTAACTTATCCTGCTGAAAAAGCTGTTTACCAAGATGCTAATGGTGATGCTTATGCCCCACAGTTTGCAGCATCTAACGGACTTAGTGTTAATAACGCAACTATAGGAACATCTTACACATTCCCTACAGGATATAACTCTGTAGATGCTGGTGATGTTACTCTTTCTGGTGGTGTTACAGTTACCGTTCCTTCTACTTCTCGTTGGGTGATAGTATGAGTACAATTATAAATGCAACTACAACCAATGGTGTTGTTATACAGCCTGACAATAGTGGCTCATTAGTATTACAAACGAATAGCGGTACTACAGCACTTACTATAGATACATCACAACGAGCAGCCTTTGTAGCAGGTACAGCAGCTTTACCAGCTATTACTACAACAGGTGATACTAATACAGGTATATTTTTCTCTGCGGCTGATACTATAGACTTTGCCGAAGGTGGTGCTGCGGTTGGTCAGTTTGACTCATCTGCTAATTTTAAATTCAACTCTGGCTATGGTTCAGTAGCAACTGCATACGGATGTCGTGCATGGGTGAACTTTAATGGAACAGGAACAGTAGCTATTCGTGCTAGTGGTAATGTAAGTAGTATTACTGATAATGGTACAGGCAATTACACAATTAACTTTACAACTTCTATAGTGGACGCTAATTATTCCGCTGTATTAACTTGTAATGAAACTGCATCAGGAAGTGGTACTGGTGTAGTAACAAGAATGAGAGGTACAGCAACAACAAGTGCATTACCAATAGAAACTGTAAATTTTACTGCAGTTGCATATGACCAATCGTTTATTTGCTGTTCAGTATTCAGATAAGGAAATAAAATGAACCAACGTATTATTTATCAAAATGATGAAGGTGGAATTAGCATTATAGTTCCAGCACTTGAGTGTGGTTTAACTATAGAAGAAATTGCTGCTAAAGATGTACCACAAGATAAAGAATATCATATTGTAGACGTATCAGATATCCCAGAAGATAGAACATTTAGGAACGCATGGACATGGCAATAATTATTGACATAAACAAAGCTAAAGACATTACTAAAGATAGGTTACGTCAAGAACGTGAACCATTACTATTAGCTCAAGATATTGCTTTTCAACGTGCTTTAGAAATAAAAGCAGATACATCTGCTATTGTTGCAGAAAAGCAAAGACTTCGTGATATTACTACATTGGTAGATACAGCAAATACAGTAGAAGAACTAAAAGCATTGGAAGCTAAATAATGGCTAAACTAATACTTAACGGTTCTACTTCAGGTTCAGTCACACTAGAGTCTCCAGCAGTATCAGGCACAACTACACTTACTTTGCCTACTACTACAGGTAATGTGATTGTATCTACTGCAGTTAGTGCATCTGTTTTAGGAACAGTTACTAATAAAATAGCTATAAATATAAACGGTACTACTTACTATTTACTAGCTTCTACAAGCGGAATATAATTATGGCAATAAGCATGATTACAATATATAAAGGAACAGTATAATGCCTGTTAGCATATCAGGAACAGACGGAATAACAAGTCCTACAATTACAACAACAGGGGTAATTGTATCTGGAACTACAGTAGCTGATGCAACTGCTGTTATTAGGCCTTTAGTATCTGCAACTTCTGTAGCATCAACATCAGGCACAAGCATTGACTTTACAAGTATTCCATCTTGGGTAAAACGTGTAACTGTGATATTTAATGAAGTATCAACAAATGGAACATCAGCCATACAAGTTCAATTAGGAGACTCTGGTGGAGTTGAAAATAGTGGATATTTATCTACAAAAATTGAATTATCAACAGCAGCAAATAATAGTGCTATCACTTCAGGTCATTCAGTTGTAGGTGGAGCAGCAGCTAACGTAGCAAGTGGCATATTAGTTTTTGTTTTGGTTAGCGGAAATATTTGGATTGGAACAAGCTCTGTTAAACAATCAACAACATTTATGTCTATTGGAAATTCAAGTAAAACTTTATCTGAAACATTAGATAGAGTACGGATTACTACAGTAAACGGCACAGACACTTTTGACGCAGGCTCTATTAACATTCTTTACGAGTAAACTATGAGAACAGAAATTAACGTATTAACAGGTGAAGTAACAGAACACGAAGATGCTCCTGTGACATGGGAAGTTCCTATTGAAGTTGTAGTGCAACCTACTAAAGAACAATTACTAGCTGAATTACAAGCATTAACAGCAAAAATAAATAGCTTATAAGGATAATTTATGTTTGGCATAGCAAGTTTTTCCCAAGCACCTTTTAGCTCGTTAGCAGGAAGATTTGTAGAAGCTGCAGCAGCAATAACAGCAGACGCAACCGTAAGTGCGTCAGGTACAAGATTTAGAACATCTGCAGCAAGCATTACAGCTACTGCAACAATAACAGTTACCACAAGCGGTGCATTAGTATTTGGTAGTGCAGTTATAAATGGATTTGCAGACGTATCTGCTATAGGTACTAGAACACAGTTTGGTAGCGGTGCAATATTAGGAACAGCTACAGTAAGTGCTACTGGCGGTTCTATAGCGTTAGCTTCAGCAAGTATTACAGCAACAGGTACAGTCACAGCATTAGGGTCATTACTACAATCAGGTAATGCTTCTATTACAGCTAATGCTACAGTCACAGCTAATGGCTTCCGTATACTATCAGCAACAGGTTCTATAACAGGAATTGCTACAGTATCAGCATTAGGTGGTTATGTAGTATCAGGCGTAGCAGATATAGATGCTTTTGCTATCGTAACTGCAAGTCCTAACGCTATATTTGCAGGATATGCTTATGTAGAAGGCATAGGAAGTGTAACAGCTAAAGGTACAAAACAAGGTGAAGGATGGATACCGGTTACTCCAGGCACAGAAACATGGACACCAGTATCAGCAGGTTCAGAAACATGGTCTGCAATATCACCTTCTTCAGATACATGGACAGAAATTACAGCAGGAACAGAAACTTGGACTGATATTACTCCAAGTAACGATATATGGTTAAGACAAGGATAAAAGATGGCAAAAACCAAAATTTCAGAATTTAGCGCAACGTCAGCAGACAATACCGATATAACTAATATAAATATTGCTGAAGGATGTTCACCAGCTAACGTAAACAATGCTATTCGTAGCTTAATGTCGTTACTAAAAAACCAACAAGATGGTTCTAGTGGTGACCCATTTACAGTAGCAGGCACATTTAATGCTACAGGCGGATTTCAATTAGACGGAACTGCAGGTGCAAGTGGTCAAGTACTGTTGTCAGCAGGTTCAGGAAACACTCCTACATGGGGTAATTCTTTTGTAACTGGTATGATTATAATGTGGTCAGGAACAATTGCAACTATTCCTAGCGGTTGGTTATTATGTAATGGTTCTAGTGGTACTCCTGACTTGCGTAATAGATTTGTTATTGGTGCATTTTCTGATGACTCTGGCACAGCTAAAACAACAGTTACAGGCTCTGCTACACAAACAGGTGGTAGTAAAGATGCTATTGTAGTAAGTCATACACATACAGCAACAGTAACAGACCCTGGTCACACACATACTGGACCATTGCATCCAGAACAAGGAACAGATGCTACAGTAGCAGATGGTAGTTCATCACCTACAGGATTAAATTACACTACAAATTCAAACACTACAGGAATTTCTGTATCTAACTCTTCAACAGGTTCTAGCGGTACTAATGCTAACCTTGTGCCTTATTTTGCACTTGCGTTTATTATGAAGGCTTAATATGCCTACACAACGCATAACATTTAAAGAATGGTTACCTGACCAACCTAGCATATTAGACTCTGTATCAGAAGCTAATAACGTCATTCCTTTAGCTATAGGATATGGTCCGTTTAAGTCATCAGTAAACTATTCAGGTGCAGCTTCAGAAGACTTAAATAATTGCTTTGCTGCTAAACTAGATAATGACGTATTCATCTTTGCTGGTGGTGCTAGTAAACTATTTAAAGTAGACAATACTGACTTATCTCTAGTAGACGAATCTAAAGCAGGTGGTTATACAGGCACAAATAGATGGCAATTTTTACAGTTTGGTAGTCTTGCACTTGCATCTAATGGTTCTGAAAAGATACAGTCTTTTGATGTAAATAGCTCTACAGCTTTTGCAGATGCAAGCTCAGAAGCACCTATTGCTAAATACATTACAGCAGTTCGTGACTTTGTAGTAGCGGCTAATATTGGTGGAGGTACTGCCCCTAACAAAGTGCAATGGTCAGGAATTAATGATGCAACCACTTGGACTGCAACAGCGACTTCTCAAAGTGACTTCCAGTTGTTGCCCGACGGGGGTGACGTCACCGGTATCGTTGGAGGAGAGTTTGGTATTGTATTCTTAGAAAAAGCCATTGTTAGAATGTCATATATTGGTTCACCTCTTATATTCCAATTTGATACTATCTCTCGTAACGTAGGATGTATAGAAGGTAACTCTATTGCACAATATTCAGGCACAGCTTACTTCTTATCAGATGATGGTTTTTATGCAACTAATGGTCAAACACTAAATGGTATAGGTTCAGAAAAGGTAGATAGATACTTTTTTAACAACGCTAACATTGGTGACATTGACTCTATTTCAGCAGCAGTAGACCCTGAACGTAACCTTGTTATTTGGAATTATGGCAACATATCTGGTGGTCGTTCATTACTTATCTATAACTTTGAAACACAAAAATGGTGTGAAGCAGATACAGATGTAGACTATTTATCTACACTTGCTACTTCAGGTACAACATTAGACGGTCTTGACTCTGCTTATAACGTAACAGCAGGTGCATTTGTCGTAGGTAAGTCTTATACAATTAGAACAGTAGGCTCAACATCATTTACTAGTATTGGTGCAGTAGCTAATACAGTAGGTGTATTATTTACAGCTACAGGTGCAGGTTCAGGTACAGGTGTAGCCATAGATATGGCAGCATCCGCAGCAGCAGCTAGAACAGTAGACACTCTTGTAACTACACTAGACGATAGACTATATAAAGGTGGTAAGTTCTTATTCGGTGGTGTTCGTGATACTAGAATTATTACATTTACAGGAACTCCAGCTACAGGAAACATTATTACTAATGACCTAGAATACGGTTATAACTCAGTTGTGACTCTTATTAGACCTTCTGTAGATAATGGCTCTGCAAGCGTTTCTGTGGCTTCCAGACGTATGTTAGATGATACTATTACTTATGGCTCATCTGTTACAGCAAGCCAAGAAGATAGATGTTCTGTAAGAAGCTCAGGTCGTTATCATAGAGTAAGTCTTACGCCTACAGGAGCTAACTGGTCATCTGCAATTGGTATGGATATAGATTACTCTGAACAAGGAACTAGATAATGGCACGTAGTGATATGTACCGTAAACTACCTTGGACAGGTGGTGATGCTAGAAGTGTAGCTGAAATTGTGAACAACCTTGTAGAAGGTAAGTCTAACAATACAGGTGATGTCACATTAGCAGCTTCAGGTGCTTCATCTACTACTATCTATGATGAACGTATAGGTTATAACTCTTATATTGGGCTAGAACCTAAAACACAAACTTCAGCTAGTACATATTTCCCATACGGTGCATTTCAAGATACGACTGACCAAAGTATAGCTACTACAACAGCTACAGCAAACATTACACTTAATGCTACAGACTAT